TGGCGTATAGACGGATGCTCGACAACGTGATTTCAAGACTTGGACTCCCTACCGTACAAATGAGTATCGGAACTTTTTTCATACTCCGCCATCCTATGGTGGGCTACCACCTGAAAGTATTTGTTATCCATGAGGTTTTCTGTGCAAACATTGACCTCTAACCCATTTCTGTCTGCGATGATCGGAAACGACAGTTGATCCTGTAGCGTCCACTTCATCATCTCGATCCACCAGTCTTGATTTGCTTGGGGGTTGATGTAACTCCGCTTCCAACATAGAACCCCGCCAGCAATAAGACCTGCATCCTGCGGCCACCCCTGATCCCGATAGTGCTCGACCTGAGCCAAGATAGGTTGATCTCGATACTTAACCATATCCCAGCACTCTCCGGCCTCTTGGTAGATACAAGTCCGCCAGGGATGCTGGAATGCTGCCATCGTATCTCCGGCCTGGTCGATCATGTAAGCCACAAACTCAGGGCTTGTGATCCTTATCGACCCGTCTATCCAGATCACGTAATCCTCAGCAAACTCTAGCTTGTCTGGAAATACCTTGAACCACTTGGCATCCATACGAGGATCTGAGAAGCGTCTGCTTGTGATGACTTGTTGCCACCCTTGAGGCTTCTTGGCGCTGTCTAGGATCGCGTAGAAGGCCGTAGGAACGCTTTGCCTGACCGCGTAGTGCAACGGGTCATAGTTGCCAAAGATCGCCGTATAGACCGCCGCTTTCATACAAAAAAACGCCCAACGTCGCGTCGGGCAAAGGAGGGGAAGGAGCCAACTTTCATTTTAACCCATACCTTATTTCTTTGAGAATCTCTTCTGCTTGCAGTCTTAGGTCTATGGCCTTCCTGTGTAGCTCTACAGACAGATTGACAATTGCTAGTGCTCGTTGTTCTAACGCACTTGTTGACTGCGCCTGCTCGATGATGTCTTGTGCTGCACTCATGGCTGCTGCTTCGTTTAGATTCATTGCATCTCCTCTGTTAACAATTTCCATGCTGTTGCTGCCACTGCTGGAACTTGTCCATTTCCAATGGCTTTAAGTCTGTCCACTCTAGCGGCCACCCCATCAGCCACTCGACCCACGTCGGGTTCAACTTTCCACCATTCCCCGCTCCCATAAGGCGGGCTTGCTCTATCCCGACATTGTTTTTCAGCAACTCCCAAGAGCCTGAGCCCCCGCACATCCCCGCAGTTCTTGGTGAGGGCCATTTCATCACCGCCGTTGCCAATCCGTCTCCGCTCGTTGGACTCAGACCTTTCTTGTTGTAATTTCCATTTACGATTGGAGTAGGCCAAATCTTCACAGCCAGCGACAGCGGTGTCCCGCCCTGCGCGTAAGGCGTGTTGCGAGAGCTCACATCGCTCGCCACGGGCGTGGGCCACAACCCAGATTCTGTCCCTCTGATGCGGAGCTCCAACGTCGGCTGCTCCCAACACTCCCCATCTCGCATCAAACCCCATGCTGGCAAGGTCTGACAAGACGACATCGAGTCCTCTAGTAGTGAGCATTGGTGAGTTCTCAATGAATGCGTATCGGGGTCGTACTTCGCAAATGATCCTTGCCATTTCTCGCCACATACCTGATCGCTCTCCATCAATTCCTGCGCCCTTTCCTGCGGCTGAAATGTCTTGACAGGGAAACCCTCCAGATACGACATCAACAATGCCTCTCCACGGCTTTCCGTCAAAAGTCTGAACGTCATCCCAAATCGGGAAAGTCGGGAGAACCGCATCATTTTGTCGCTGCACAAGTACGCTTGCGGCGTGGGGTTCCCATTCGACTGCACAGACGGTTCGCCATCCAAGTAAATGTCCTCCGAGTATGCCTCCACCAGCGCCCGCGAAAAGAGCCAGCTCATTCACGCTACCCTCAGATTGAACGGATTATTAAAGAAACTGATGTCTACGCCTTCCTCTTTTTGCTTAGGTTTGGATAGAACAGGCTTGAACTTCTTCTTCGGTCTGGACACCTTCTTGGCCTCATATTCGTCCTTGACCCACTCCCAAACACGTTCTTTAGTAAACGGGTCTATCCTAAACGATGTTTTGATGCAGCCTTTCTTTAGCAGAGCGTTTAGGCAGTTCACAGTTGTCTGCTTGTCGATCTTTGTCTGTAGCCTCACTGACTTTAGGTCAGCAGGTGTCTTACGCTTTTTCAGGTAATTAAGAATCTTTTTTTGTTCGTCAGTCATCCTATCCTCGCTATCTCTCTTTCTAAGTACCAAATAGCCTTCTTGAGATCTTCAACATTTTTACCCTTTAAGCTACTTCTCCAAACGTATTTAGTAGCATTACCGAGGTTGAAGTTCATATGCTCCGTGATCTCTATGCACTCTACGCCAGAAGGATGAGACGTGTAGTGCTTAGGATGGTTCACGTTGTCTTGAACCTCCCATTCATCAACAGCGCAGCAATGTCCGCATCTTGGGCATTCAAAAGAATCTTTCATATTGTGATCGCCACTCATTGATTCTTCTCCTTTAGCTTGGTTCTTTCAGTCGTAGTCCTGTTACGATATTTACCACTTGTTCTTCTCCTTTAGCTTGGCTTCGATTGCTCGTGCGAATCCCCATCTATCAAACCACGCTGCATTACCTTCGTCGATTTTCTGAGATAAATAACTCAAGTCCTGTATTTCCTCATCCGTCAGTCCAACCCATTGCTTCAGTGCCAATCGGCGCAGTTCGACGGCTGATTCCCTGCCCGTGCTATTGCTTATTCGTCCTTGCACAAACTCAGCGTCCAGCGCATCAGCCAGCCGCAGGGCTTTAAGTTGTGTGCTCATGCGTTCTTCTCCTTTAGCTTGGCTTCGATGGCTTTACCGAATGCTTTGATACCGTAATTACTGCCATGCTGATAAAGATACTTATCTGCATATTCATAGATTTCTTCATCAGTCAGCCCAACCCATTGCTTTGGGGTTACTTTTTCGTGGTATGTCTGGTCATTCATTACTGCCATAGCAAGTGCTTGGCACGTTTTGCAGGGAGTTTGGTCTTTGTAAAGCGCAGTCCATCGGTCAGGGTGACGGCCAATATCTGCGGGTATGTGCGTGATGACATTATTCTCAATAAAGTTGTGCATCCACGCCACTGGCTGACCGTCATCTGCTGGTGTCTTTGCGTTTTTGTTTTCGCTCATGCTAAGAACTCCTTGATGGCCTCGTACACATCCGTGCGTCCGTGCTGGTCGTTTAAGCGTATGTCCCACCCGGCGTAGCGCATCTCTTTCTCAACCCATCGCAGAAGCGCATGGGCTTTATCTGAATCCCTTATGATCGCATCTCGCTCATCGCATACGGCTTCGTAAGCCTTTTCCCATACATGCAATCGGCGCAGTTCGTCGGCAGCTTCTCCGCATAGACCCGTGTGGCTGAATTGCACGTCAAGTTCTTCTAGCGCATCAGCCAGCACTAAGGCTTTGGGTTGTGGGTTCATGTGTTCTTCTCCTTTAGCTTGGCTTCGACGGCTTGGGCGAACGCATACAAATCAGCCGATGAGATTTCGTACTGAGGCATTCCGACTTCTTCTTCACAGTCATCAATCTCCTCATCCGTCAGTCCAACCCATTGCTTTAAACCAGCGCCACTTCCGCCTTGGGCATGAAGGACTACTTGTTTAGGTTCTTTGATACGGAAGTTCATGTGTTCTTCTCCTTTAAGGCTTGCTCAATAAGCTCCGCCATATACGCCGTGTCTAGCTCATCACAGAAAGTTGCTGCATACCGACAATAACTAACCTCTTCATCCGTCAGCCCAACCCATTCGCGAGGCGCAGCGTAGAGTTTTGCGCCAACCTCAATCCCGCTTGCATCATCCCAAGCAACACAAGGTCTACCGTTTGGTTCAATCCGGTAAACGTGAGCCACAGAATCATCTTCAGCCATGCCCTGCAACCTGTCAGTCATCTGTCTTTTCTTCATGATGCCCTCAGATTAAAAGGGTTGTTGAAGTTGATCTCGAATACCTCCTCGACCGACCCGTTTTTCATGATCTTCTTCTTCACCTTTGAGTCTGCCGCAAGATAAGAATAAGAGAGCCCCGCTTTCTTGGCCGGCGACGATTGCTTCCAGACCATGCCCCTGATGACTTTGCCATCGAGAATGAGAGGCTCTAACGAGTTCTGGATAGACCGTGGGCTAACTTTTAACTTCTCTGCGAGTTCAATAGTCGTAACTGGCGTTGTTCTTGACTGTAGGTACTTTAGACAAACTTCACCCCTGCTAACTTTTCTCATGCCATATCTCCTGTCATGTCAATTTCTGTTTCTTGCAAGGTCTTAGTTGCCAACTTCAAATCTTGCAAGAGAATCCGTAGTTCTTTGCTGTGGACAATCACATAGTCGTTTTCTTCTGCCAGCTTAAAAAGCAGTTTGTATGCTCTTTCTTTCTCGTTCATAGAACCTCCTTTTGTTGTCTTGACATCATCGCCTTAATCTTAGCGACCTGTTCTAAGCCTTTAGTCTTATCTATCGTCATTTCGAGACGCTGATAGAACGGAGGAGGAGCCTGCCTGCATAGAGCCCTGAATTGCAAAACATTGGGAGGTTTGTCACCAGGCAAGCACTCAACCGCATAAGAGATGGCATGAGGAAGGTTTGCAAAGCCAGATAACTCGTGAGCCCAGTTCTCCATAACCTCCTGCATATTCATGTCTCGATACTGGTCGAGAAAAGCCTTTCCGTAAGTCATGGAAAGTTTCTTGAAGATGGCTTCGATCACTTGCAAGTCCATGATTAGCCCTCCAACAAGTCTTGACGAGGCGTAATGTCCTTCTCTCGCCTGTTTCTGCCAAAGATGATGTCCAAAGACTGCTTGTAATGGTCATCCTTCTTGAGATCGTCTGTAACCCACTCAGCCTTGAATCCCTGCCAGCCTCTAGCGCAGCAAAGCTGCAAAGCCTTCTCAAGCGATATGCCTGCGTTAGAAGCCTCTTTTCTGATCCCTTTTATGGCTGTGTCAGTGATAGGCGATTTCTTAGCCTTCCTGAGAGCCTTGAAGTCAGCCCAAACCGATTCATCAACATCATCAGGACGAAGCGAGCTTGCCGAGCGTGTATTTATAGTTGGTTGTTGGTTATTGGTTATTGGTTGTTGGTTATTGGTTGGTTGCTCGGTCGTTGAACGCTCGTTGAACGGCTGTTGAACGCCCGTTAAACGCTTGTTCATCGCTCGTTTAGCGGCCGATGCTTTTCCAGCCTTAGAAGCAGACTCTAGCTGCTGATGATAGTGTCCTATCTCTCTATCGCATCGCTTGTGATGCCAGCTTCCTTCTTCAAGCGTGAAGAACATATTTAGAAGCCCTGAGATCACCTGCTCTTTATCTCGCCCATTGACTTTCATGGAAAGCTCAAACAACGAGTCTGGCAAAGGTTTTTCTGTGTCGTAGTAAAGCCAGAGCAGCTTCATGTAAATCCCAACCTCTTCGTTGGTCAGGAATGAAGTGTCTTTTATGAAGTCACCGATATGGTGTTGGTAGTAGTGCATAAAAACCCCATCAAGGTTAGTCATCACTGAAAGATGCAAAGGGCAGGTGGGTGATGAGACCACTTTTCCCCCCGTCGGGGTATCCCTTGCCGTACAACTATAGCAGCATTATAGCTCTATTATTTTGCAAACCCATCCCTCTTTTAGCTTGCCCCAGCCATGAACCTCTATCTTCCAGCCTGCTCTCAAGATAGCCGGAAGATGCTCGCACTCGCTTATCTTCTTCACCCTTGCGTTTATGTTGGCCCTGCTCGTTGTCTGCACCAGCAGCGTCTCTTCGTCTCTGAGGCAAAGTATGTCTCCGATACCGAAAAGGTCTTGTCGGATGCGAGCCCAAGGGTTCCAGTGCTCGACTATTTGACATAAATAACCTCGCTCTCTTAGTAAGGCTAGAGACCTCTGAGTAGGACTAACCGACGAACGGCGTGTTTTCTTGGTGTCAGTGGCAGAGATTGTCGTCACGATGACAGTCTTATGGGGTTGATAAGCCTAAGATTACTCCATCACAACAAGGAGCCAACATGAAAATCGTACTTACACAAGAGCAGCTAGAAAAAATCCTAAAAGAATACTTTTATGACAACTACAACGTAAAGACTGGAGAAATTACGTTTGACTTAACGAACTATTTAGAAGAATTCTGCGTCATCCATACAAAGGAAGCACCATGAGCGTTGACTACGATGCTTGGCTTGACAGAAAACTTTACGAATACGACCGCGAGAGGGAACAAAATGACTACCAACAACAGTTGGAACAACAGGAATTTGAACTTGACGAAGTACAAGCCGACGAGGAGTGACTGGGCACTATGCGCGCTATTGGGGATTTGCTACGGAACACTGCTCTTCCTGTTCATAAAGTAACGGAGCCAAACATGAAATTCAACGAACTCAGAAAGATCAACGTAACCGAGAAGGTCGAAAAGAAAAACGGCCTTAGTTATCTCTCTTGGGCATGGGCTGTAGATACATTGTTGCAACACGATCCTACGGCTACATGGGAGTACAAGCCTCACCAAATGTGGGGCGACACGGTCATGGTGTTCTGCGAGGTAAAGGCTTTCGGAGTTTCTCGCACTGCCCAACTTCCGGTCATGGACCACAGAAACAAGGCCATATCCAACCCAGATTCCTTCCAGGTCAATACCGCTATGCAGCGATGCTTGGCTAAGGCTATCGCGTTGCATGGTCTCGGTTTATATATTTATGCGGGAGAGGATCTGCCTTCCGAAGAAAAGGTCGATGAGCTTGAGGCCTACAAGGCAAAACTCGAATCGGCAGAGTCATTAGACGCGCTTAAAGCAGAGTTCTCTCCGGCCTACAAAGCCATGAAAGACAAGCCAGAGATCAAAGAACTCGTAGCCGTTTACGAAGCCAAGAAGAAAGCACTTACGGAAGTCAAATGAATCTAGACCGATTTGAAGAGGGTTTGATCGACGACATCCAGACTGACCGCTGCAAGAAGCTCTTGTGGTCGGTCATCAACCTGGCAGTTGAAGATGCGTGCCGCGCTCCGTACAACAAAAAGCCAAGCACCGAGTCAATAACCGCGATGAGGTTTCTAATCGGGAACGGCAAGGAAGCTGATCTCGATTCTTGGCTGATGTGGCTTGACGTAAACGGTCCGGTGTTTAGAAGGAGACTCTTGGAGGCCATGTTCTCGGATCACCACGATAGGTTTCCAGACATGGCAAGAAGGGCTTTCAGAGCAAATTACAACTGGTGGAGGCTCAATGCGACTGATTTTAACGACTGAGAATGACCGTAGGAGAGCTGTAGAGGCTCTACAAGACGCTGAATTGGGTTACATGGTAACTATCTCCAAACCTCCCAGAACAGCGGCTCAGAATCGGTTTTATTGGGCGATTCTAACTGCGTGTTCTGAACAACTCATGAACCAGGAATATACACAGGACATCTGGCACGAGTGGGCTAAGACAAGATTTCTTCCCACAAGGATCGTAGACCTACCTGGCGGCCAGGTGAAGGAGATTGAGCCTTCTACCGCTTCTCTCACGGTCTCTGAGTTCTCTGATCTTGTGGAGCAACTTTTACAGTACGCGTTGGAGAAAGGCTTGATCTGGACGGATGAGATGAAAGACGCTGAACTCGACTTAAGGAAAATCAATGTACATAAACAAAAAGCTGCTTGAGGCTTGCAGGCATATCCCATGCGGGTCTTGTTTTTGCGAAGATGGGACTGTAGTAGCTGCACATAGAAACCAAGGAAAAGGTATGGGCATCAAGGTATCTGATGCTTTAGTAGCATCCCTCTGTTACAGATGCCACACATACTTGGACCAGGGAAAAGATATGTCTCGTGAAGAACGTCGAGACTTCTGGAACCAGGCGTATATCAACACGATGCAGGCAATGATCGAACGAGGATTTCTAAAGGTGCAAAATGCAAAGAACTGAAGATTGGTTTAAGGCAAGATTGGGTCATGTAACCGCTTCTAGGGCTTCTGACGCGATTGCGAAGCAAGGTACGGCTACACGTAGGAACTACGCAATACAACTCGTCACAGAGCGTTTAACGGGCTTGCAGGGCGATTCCTTCACGAACGCTGCTATGCAATGGGGTACAGAGCAAGAACCTATCGCTAGAGTCGCTTATGAGCAGGCTACAGGCTCGATTGTGGAGCAGACAGGCTTTCACAAGCACAAGAGCATAGAATGGCTTGGAGCCTCTCCTGACGGGTTTGTAGGCTCAGGGCTGATCGAGATCAAGTGTCCTAACAGTAACACTCACGTTGATTACTTATTAGCAAAGGAGGTTCCCACTAAGTACAAGTCTCAAATGCTCACTCAAATGCTCGTGACAAAAAGGACATGGTGCGACTTTGTAAGTTTCGACCCAAGACTTCCAGATCACTTGCAGTTATTCATTGTTAGATACGAACCAAAGCCAGAGGAGTTCAAGATCATCGAGCTACAACTCACGAACTTTCTAGCCGAGGTGAACGAAATGGAGAAATCGCTATGCCAAAAGAACTAACCGGAAGTATTAGCAAGAACAAGAAAAAAGAAAAAGACGCTCACCCTGATTACAGAGGAAGCGCGACTATAGGAGGGATTGACTACTGGATTTCAGGCTGGGTCAACGAGGGATCGGATGGAAAGTATTTAGGGTTGAAGTTCCAGCAAAAAGATGGAGAGTCAAGACCGACAAAACAAGACGATGACGATTCCGTTCCATTCTGAGGAAATAGATATGCACCTAAGCAAACATCAAAGCCTGTTGAGGCAGGCATACATCATCAGACCTAAGCTCATAACCGATGATTCTCCTGCGCTTGATAAAGCGATCAAGACCATCGAGAGCGAGAATCCCAGTGCCTTCTGGAAAGAGAAGGACTTTGAAAAGAGGAGGTTCTATCATGCACCACGGCCAGGCACTCCTTACGCGGCTGCTACTCATGCGTGGCCGAAGGAATTACTATGAGCAACTGGAAAGAGTTAATCGAGAATCAGACGAGGACAGAAAAGTTCAGGCCCGTCGAGGAAATCTGGAGGGAACGCGGCTGGATTCCACCGTCAACAGAGTGCCCAGACACAATGGCAAAACATAAGGCTTTTAAGGAGTGGTCGATCCGTGGCATCGTGGATCAACCTTATCAAGCAGGTTAAGTCGTCTGATGTTGAGGAGATAGCGGCAGCGTACGAAAGTGCACTGCCGTTTGTCGTTCAGGACTGGGCAAAGATGATCTTAAAGTTAGCTAAAAGCAAACGACTTCCGATCATCGAGAAGATCGACAAAGTGCACGGGGATAAGATCGGGCAAATGGTGCGAGATGAAGTTACCGCGCAACACCGCGACTCTTCTCGAAAGACCTCATCCCAGCAATCCCAAGCATCCCGCTTAAAATAACCCATAGAGCCTCGGTGTCTAGCATGGGAGGAGGCTTTACATCTTGCGGAACGATTTGTTCTGCTTGCATCCAAGTCCACGCCCATACTAAAAGCGGATAAGCAAGAAACTGATAGAACATCGCACCCGCACCAACCCAACCGATAGCAGGTCTCCAGCCAGCAACAAACATATTCTGGTTGGCAGCTTCGACCTTGTTAACTTCCATCTGACCGAGGTCTATCGCCTGGTCGATACGCTTGGCCTCTAGCTCAAGTTCCATGCGTTCCTTATCGGAAGTGTGTAAGTCTCCGATAACTTTTCCGACGCTATCAACGATGGAAGAGATTCCGAGCAGGTTCATAGCTTGAGCGTCCTGTTAATCCAACCCAACATGAACTTCATCTGGCTTCTGTCACGGGTAACAATGTCTCGATAACGAGCGATCTTTGCCAGCGCGTAATAAGCCACAAATAGCTCAGGATTAGCTTGGTTAAGTGCTGATATGGTCTTAGGGCCGATAACGCCATCTGGGGCCGTTTTGACGCATATCTGGGCAAGTTTGATAGATACGGGTACGCCAGCATTGACAGCAAAGTTAAAGAGGGACGAGGCTACAACGTCATGCGTTAAGTCATCGCCTTTGATCTTGTCCCAGAAGTTCTCTTTATAGAAGTCTCGGACTAACTGTGTCGGAGGTGTTTCCTGGTAGTCAATGTGTTGCCAGCCCTCCCACTTGGGGTGCATCTTGCGAGCAATACCAGCGTAAGTTTGACCGCCTCGGTCTCCCTGGACTTCGTGAAGGACGTAACCTCCTTCGTCCTCCATCATCTTGTCAAACGCTTGTTCAAAGTTAGCCAACGGCTTGCCCCCTAAAGTATGCAGTCCCTTCGATAACCTCGACGAGTTCCGGAGGTAAGAGTAGACCATCTCTAAAACACAAGACAGCAAAGCCTGAGCACCAGGGAACAGGATTGTCCTCAATGTAAGAGAACTGACCGCCATCAGGATCAGCTAACATCCCCGTAGAAATACCGTATCTACGCCCTCGATAGTCGCCCCAACCTTTTACCTCTAAGAGATGGGTATGCCCTGAGACCGTAGAGATGCCTGCTTTTAGGGTGTTGTTGTAACCTGAATGGATGCCTGAATGTTGGAGTCTATGCTTGATCATGCAGATGTCATTGACCATGACCGACCAACTGACAGACCACTCAGGAAGATGGTCTTTGAGGGTTGTGCCTTGAATGCCTTTGAACTCAGGAACAGATCCGGCTAATCTTTTGTCAAACCGTATGTCATGGTTGCCTGTAGTCCGATGCAAGAAAGTGCCTAGACCTTTGCAAGCCTTGACGATCTGATCCATATGCCACTGAACTGCTTCGAGTTCGTCTCGTAAGCTCGTGACTGGCTCCCAATCCATAGGGCCGTACTTGGAGATAGTTCCGCCATCAAGGATGTCGCCGTTAGCAATGATTGCTTTTGGCTTTAGGGTCTTGATGAGTTTTAAGAGAGCGTTAAACCCCGCTGAGGGTTCACCAGGCATGAAGTGAGCGTCAGAGAATACGATCACATAACCTTCGGCCTCTAGCGTTGCTCGCCTACGATTTTCGGGTAAGGTAAAACGAGCGTCCTTTGTGGGTAGGAAAATGTTGTATTTCTTCTCGATTGCCCTTCTTCGCTCGTACACATTGCGAAGAGTAAGACCGATACGGTCTGAAATCTTCGTTGGGCTGCCTAGTTCTTTCCAGACTCTGATGAACTCTTCATCTTCTGCCTTTTTTCTCACGCCAAACTCCGCGCTCTATGCTCTGGATCATCTTGCGCGGAATCACCAAAGACTGAGCAATTGCGTCGTCAGTCAATGACTGACAAATTTTCACGCCCTGCTTGGTATCTCCTAATAAGAATCCTATAGAGA